GGACTCTGTTGTCCGTACTTTACGTACTGTCGACATGGATCCTAAGCATGGACCCGGAGCAACTGCGGACAGGAAAACTGGTAATAAAAAGTTTTCTTGGTCTGTTTGGCATGAACGGCTTGAACCTTTCTTTCCATTTTTAGGAACGGGTTTAACCCTTTCCTCATATGAATCGAAAGAATTCGAGCGTGTAACGTTCTCGACTCCTGAGCAGGAATTACCTGTAAAGGTAACACCTGTTCCGAAGACACTCAAAGGTCCTCGCATCATCGCAATCGAACCTTGTTGTATGCAATTTGCACAACAGGGTATCGCTAGGGTCCTTATGGATACCTTGGAGCGTTCAGTTGGTTTCTCTGGTCATATAAATTTCTCTGACCAAAGTATCAACCAAGCACTTGCGATGTCTGCGTCTATCGACGGCAAATGGGCAACCATTGATCTATCTGACGCCAGTGATCGTGTTCCACGAGAACTAGCTCTTCAGATGTTCAGTAGTAATCCGGATCTCCGGGATGCTATTGATGCCTGTCGATCGACACGGGCTCAAACTCCATTGGGGATTATATCCTTAAGAAAGTTTGCGTCCATGGGTAGTGCTCTCTGCTTCCCAATAGAGTCAATGTATTTTTACACTATATGTGTAATGGCTCTATTGCGGCACAGAAATCTCCCTTTTGATTATCCTTCTGTACGTAATGTTCAGAAGGATGTCTACGTTTACGGAGACGATATAATCGTTCCCGCAAACGAGGCGGCTACTGTTCTAGTTTACCTACAAAAATACCACTGTAAGGTAAATAGTTCAAAGACTTTCTATACTGGAAAGTTTAGAGAGTCTTGTGGACTGGACGCTTATGACGGATACCAGGTAACACCTGTTTATATTCGTTCACTTCGTCCTAAGAACAGGCGACAAGTGTCTGAGATAATCTCTTCTGTAGCAACTGCCAATCTCCTTTACCAAAAAGGTCTTTGGCGAACTGCTAATCTTCTCTTCAAATTTGTTGAGAAGCACATTGGGCGTCTGCCCTACGTGCAGAATCAATCTCAGGCTCTTGGTCGAGTAACCTTTCAAAACGCCACTACTATTTCAAGATGGAATAGTAGATACTTTCGCTTTGAATTCAAAGCGTGGGTTCCGGCGTCAGTTCATCGCGTTGACGAACTAACTGGTTACTCTGCTCTCAGTAAAAGCTTATCGCTCCTTGAACGTTACTCTGTAACGCCAGAGGATCGAGATGCTCTACACTTAGAGCGTTCAGCACTGTACGGCGCAGTTGCATTAAAACGCCGTTGGGTCGCATCGTACTAATTATGATGCAGCGCTTTTGGCGCGAGGGGGGCCCCGCTCTTCAGGGGTCCGTAGTTGTTCTTATATTAAGAACAATCACGTTCCTGGGTTTGCGGGCAGTGCATGCCCCCCCC